GGAACCCGAACGGTCTCGCTTTTTCTCTTTGTAACTTCCCGTATCATATTTCCCTAGCCATTGTTCATTTGTATCCAAAATGGTATATTTCAAGGACATATCTGTCATGAATTTCAAATAGTCTTCAGCCGAAGTCTTACTGTCTTCCTTAGCAATCCCATACAAATGTTCATAATTGAAAACCGCTTCTTTATATTCATCACAAAAACGAGAATAAGATATCATTGAATTTTCGGCAGTTTTTTTACATCTCGGATAATGGTAACCCCGATGAATTCTCCAAAGATTATTGTTGGTAGCTCCCAATAATATATCGTCATTTTTTTCATAAATTGTTACTTCGATGTTTGCCACTTTAGAAAGCGCCAAAGCTATTTGACATCCATATATACCACCGCCTATTATAGCATACTGTTTTTTCTTCGGTGTAAAATATTTTTCATCCATAAATATATAATGAAGAATTTTTCTATATTGAAAATGATACATATCCCCACCTTTATCATAAGTTTGGCAATAGGTATGTTTTTTGTATACACCATTGGTGCTGAAACAAAAATTATTTATGTTTATCCCACGCCTGACAATGTGAATAAAATTCAATATCAGGACGAAAATGATACTTGTTATCATTTCCGAGCAAAAGAAGTAAAATGTCCCGCCGATAAATCTAAAATAACATCTTATGATATTCAACAACGTAAACAAAGTGCTGACGAAATTGCTCTATACGAAAATGAAAAAAAAATAAATAATACACAGAAAAATTTGTTTGGTTTTTGAGAATTTTCTCACCTTATTTTAAACACTTAGTATGAAATTACAACGCTTTATTCATAGTGATTTTGGAAAATATATTATTTCGGTCCTTTTAGGAATAGGTTTGGCTTCTTTTTTTAGAAAGGCTTGTAATGACCGAAAATGCGTGAAATATGTTGCTCCAAGGAACAAAGACATTAAGGGGAAAACATTTAAATATAATGAGAAATGTTACACATTTGAAGAAAATGCTGAAACATGTAATCCCAATAAGAGAATGATTCAATTTTAACGCCTAATTAGCACATAACACTAACTTTATTCGTAAAAAAGTAAATATACGAATATTGTACTTTATTATATCTTATGGAAAGAACAACCAGTATTTCACATTTACCATCTAACAGTTCTTCTCAATCACAAATCGTTCCAAATAATTCAAATAACATACAAATGGTAATGCAAGAGACCGAAAGAAGCACGCAATATAGTCCTGCTATCCCCCAGCTCAATAATAATCATCAAAATCAGATGGTATCGAGTGGAAATCAAAGTGCTGATTCCATCATACCTAACGCAGTTCCCACCAATGACGTGAACCAAATATTACATCAAATAGAAAGCACTGCCGCAAAAAATCTAAATACCTTACCACCTAGAGACATACCCATTGATACTTCGAGGGTAATAAGAGATGAAAGAGTCAAACCCAATTATATTCCCCCCATGAAAAAAGAAGAAATAATGGATGTATTACGAGAAATGAAAAACGAAGAAAATCATATGATGAAAAATGCAATGAAAAATGAAAAAGAAAGCAATATCGATATTTTATACAGTGACTTACAAGAACCCGTCATAGCAATGATTTTGTTTTTCTTGTTTCAGTTACCCGTAGCCAATGAAACATTTAAAAGATTTTTTCCCTTTTTAATTACCAAAGATGGATACCCCCGTATTTCTGGTTATATTTTAAAAACTTGTCTATTTGGTGGTGCGTATTTTGCGGTGAGTAAATTTATGGGCAATTTAGGAAACTTACTTTGATTATATTTAATCGAATTAATACGTTGAATACACTGAATCACGCATTATATTATTTTCTTATTAGATAATATAAGACAATGGCAATGAGAAAAAGAAGTAAAATGACCCAAAAAAGAGGGAGACGACGCAAAGCATGTAATCATAAAAGAGGAGGAAGTAGAACCTGTTCTAAGTGTAAAATGAGTGGCGGACGTAAAACTTATGGTTTGGTCATGAAAGATGCTGCGGTGCCACTTTTAATGGTTTTAGCAAACACGAAATACCCGACGCTTACTAAATTGAGAAAAACCCTGCGTAAAGTAGGAATCAGTTTCAAAAATACTAATTTGCGAAGAAGTACTTTTTCTACCAGAAGAAGAAAAAGGAGACGAGGAGGCAAAAGAAGCGAAAGAAGCAAAAGAAGCAAAAGAAACAAAAGAAACAAAAGAAGAACTTCAAGAAAAAGAAGATAATTCCACACTAATCCATTTTAACAACTAAAATTACATTCATAATTTATGTTATCTATAAATTATGAATTGTGACAATTATATGAATTATATGAATTTTAACCAAAAAGTATAAAAATAAAAACACCCACTATAATAATATGAGCGAACAAGCTTTCGAATTAAGAGTTAAAGAATGGGTAGCAGTCGACAATGAAATAAAACAACACAACTCTGAGTTAAAAGAGCTTAGAATGAGACGAAATTCTTTATCTGACGATATCATGGAAATCGCTACGGATAAAAAATTGATAGACAAGACGATTATGATTAGCGATGGCAAGTTGAAATTTCAAACTTCCAACCATAAAGCCCCTATTAACTTGAAATTTATTCGAAAATGCTTGTTAGAAAAAATTGAAAGTGAAGAGAACGTGAATATACTCATGGATTATATTAATGAACAAAGAGAAGTTAAACAAGTAAAGGATATTAAAAGATACTACTCCTGACTCTTTTCTCAACTCTGATTTTAAATCAGAGTTGTAAAACCGTCGGGCAAAAACCATGTTTTGGAATGGAACGTCTGCTATAGCTCCAGTATTACTTACTCCTGATTGTCGCTTACTTTTGATTGGTTTATTTTATTAATAAAGTTAATAAAATAAATTTGATTGTCTCTTTGTTGTGTTCTTATCGATTCTTTGAATCGATAATCACGACAAATTTAACGGAAGACTCTTATTCCTTTTTGCCCTGTTTTCACATTGCCAAAATATTCAATGGAAAGTGTATCCGCTTCGTATTCTACCAACGCATCTTCGCCTAACATTTCTCGCGATACCAAACTATTCACTTGAATACTTTCCGGTTTACTTTGGCGAATTAATGCTCCAACAAAGTTTGTGGTGTTTGTATTCTGCGAAACATTTAACCCTGAGCGTATTTGAGGATTTTCGTATTTCTCCACATACACTATCATGTTCCCCATTGTTTTCGTCTTGAAAACCATTCGGCGCGTGATGCGTTTTTCATCTTCATATTCCTCAATCGTTGGGCGATTTACGTCCATGTCTTCGATGACCACGTGACAGTTGTCCGTTTTGTCAACGAGTTTCCACTGTTCCAAATCGTAGATTAATCCTTGGTTTCCACACTGAATAAATACTCTTGTCATGAAGGACATTTTTTCACTAAAAAAGACTGAGTTTGGATCAGCATCGGGATTCAAAGCCAAAATTTTCTTATTAAGTGTCTCGGCATATTCTTTTTTTGGTTTTTTCATCTCAACATTTATTAAAAAACGGTCTGTTTCCTTATTGTTGTCGAACATTCGGTAAATTTTCTCATCTACGGGTAATTTGTAAGTATTTCCGTACATTGGAGTAATGTAAGGATCTCCACCCGTGAAAATTTCGCTTCCTCCATCTCCCACGGAACCAATGAAAAATCGACGTCCGTCAATGCCTACTACGTCGTTTTCCACCAAAAAACTTCCTGAAGCCGAGGGGTCACTAGTATCAAGATTTGCACAACCCGTCAATTTTTTGACACTAATACCAGTCCAGGAACCTCCACTGATATCGACGGTGTAACGTTCTTCGCTTCCAGAGTCAGTTCTTGTAAAGGTATAAGTATTTCCTGAAGGCAATGATACCAAGAAAATTTCGCCATCGGCCAGTGCTGAGTAAAACCCTTCGTCATCGGACATATCTGCTACAGAAACTGGTTCGGGTGGTGAAGAAGGCGTCCCGGGTTTCACTGCTACTACCTTTGCTTGTACAAATGTATTAGGCAATGCTAATTTTGCACGCGGAATCACTAATTGTTTTGCGGTACTAGCATTGTCTCCCGCAAAAAGTAACTTAATCGCCGCTTTACGTTTACGATTAATTTGTGCTTTATTTCCCGTCAGCGATTCTTTAATTGCATCTAGTGCTACTGTTGCTGGTATAGCCTTTCCTGGTTTTCCTTCTATTGCCTCAATAGTCGCTTCTTTAATAGTGGTAACTTTTTCAGTGGTAATTCCCGCTGAAGTAGCTTCTGCTTGTGACGGAGATATATAATCAGAATTTCTTTTTGATGTTTTGTATATGACGCCATAACAATATGATGAGTCTCCGCTGTAGACGTCTCCTTGTAATACATTGCCAGTGTTTGTGCCGTATACGGCGGTGCGTATGGCTTCATAATTTGCGTCAGTTGATACAAATGTAGCCGAGTATCCCGTCCCAGCATTATCACTTAATGTATCTACCTGATTAAAAAATTCCTGTATTGCTGATTTGGTACCTGCTATTGAAGCGGCAGTTTGATGGGCGAAAGGATTTACATTTGTACCACCAGAACCAGCTACCCTCTGTGTCACTCCAATACAATATTCACCATAAGGAATTAAATACATGCCGTACTTGTACGTGGTCCAGGGAAGTTTTAGACTATCAAAGTACTGAGTACGGTACCATGCATGGGCTCTTGGTATTGACGCTGCGTTTATTAACCCTTGTGCTGTGTCTGTGCCTGTGCCGATGTCACTGGTTTCCAAATCATCAAAATCAAGGTCAACACTTGAATTTCCGTAATAATCATCAATTCCTGCGTGAAACATTTTTCCTTCAGTTGAAAAAGGATCGTGATTCGACCAAATAAAATCATAACCCACTCCGGAAATTGTTTTAGTTTGTAATCTTCCTACATTAGTAATAGTTAATCCATTATCACCAATTGCATCAATTCGAATATAAGCTGGTACATGCGTGGTATTCTGAGCGACAGCACCGGACGCAGCCACCGTTGCTGAGGTGACCTCGTCAAGATTCGTGTCGAATGACTGAAATGAATTATATTTAGTGTGTGCGGGTCTATTACTCTTTTTATAAACAATACAAAACATGTTTGAACCATCCCCTTGAGAGTGGGTGTGTTGGGCGTTTGTGTAAAAATTCCTAACGTAATTTGTAGCACTTGAATTTTGGTCGACATTCGAGTAGTTACTACCGTTGGGCCAGTAGTGACCGTAATAATAATAAGTGTGTGGAGTACCATTGTTCGCATCTCCATCAAAAAAAGATTTGAGTGTATTGTTATGCCACGAACCTACATTGCTAATAATTTTTGGATTTGTAAACGAGGCATGTATAATTTGCGTATAGCTTGAAGCTTGAGGAATTACAAAATTAATAACAGCTGCACCTGCGTTTGCAAACTGAGTTAAGATAGATGATGGTGTTATATAGGGACCGCTAGCACTATTAGCCAGGTTTGCCATTAATTTTCCCCATTTAGTTGTCCCATCTTCTTTGAGCGGTGTATATGCTCCGTAACTTCGGAAGTTCTGGAATGGACTGTTTGGAGCATCATTTACATCAGCATTCCATTGATATGGAACTATTTTTGAAAAATCACTGTCTCTTACAGCATAACGATCGCTCGAACTCGCATTGTGATCAAACTCATTTAATAAATTAGAGAGGGTCGCCGAACCAGTAAAACTATTATCATACAAATCATCCATTGCTTTTATAAATGATGCATTATCAACATCAGCAATATTAAATCCATAATTTGGATCACTTGAGTATATAAAATCATATTCAACATTATTGACAGTATAACTAGTTCTTCGACCAATATTTGTAACACTAACACCATCTCTCGTAGCATCTATTCTATCATATGCTGGTACATAAGCACTAGTGCCATGTGTTCCGGTCGACGCTACAGAGGTAAACGTAATATTTGTAATTGTACGGTCCGTCCCCATTATAATATCCTCTAATATTATTTATTTAACCAAATAATTCAATATTTGATTAACGGATTATTCATTTGTAAACAATATAAAAACACCAAGCAATATATTCTTATTGTCTAAATATAATCCAAAATGAATCAGACTGAAGAAAATAATAATATAGATATAAAGGGAGATGTTAATATGTCCAGACACGTGGAACAACCAAACTTGGCAAGCATTATGAATCGTCTTGAAAAAGAAGAAAAAGAACGGCTTTTCCAAAGGTGGTTAAACATACCTCTACAAAGTGACCCAAATTGCGTGATGAGAGAAAACGTCGACGACAATTATACGCACCGCGATTTCATCGACGAATTCTTGAGAGATTTATTAACGATTCTAAGAAAAAAAAAATACATCATCAAAGAAAATAAACTAAAAGCATTTAAAAATGAAGTGGTAAATATATTCTATAAAAGAAGTTTACATAAAAATGCCGTGTATTAAAAGGTCCAAAACATATCGTGATGAATATATTTCTGATGAGGAATACGACAAATTCGTTGAACAAGAAGAAATTGAATTTCTAAAGAATAATTTTACCCTTGAAGATTATCTCTCCTGCACCAAAACATCCGATCTTTTAGAAGAAAAACGTGAAGAAAAATTCGAAAAGGATCTGGTTGAACCCGTATGTAATTTATACGGAGATATCTGGCATGAATGTCGTGACCATAATTATCCCTTATTGTGTCTAGACAAAGAATGTGATGGAGCTTTCAAAATTCTAAATTTAATAGAAAAATACTGCGAAAAAGAATATGAGCTTGATATCTTTTACAAAAATACACATCTAGCCAAACCACTCATTATTGAGTCTGGTATTCTAGATGAATAATGTATTTGTCCATGTATACGATATACAAATATATATCGTATATATAAGTATACTTTGTGATGAAAGGACAACCACTTTCGAAATTATTAAATAAAAACGGCATGTCCATTAAACACGATTTATTAAATTCTTTTATGGTACCTGGGTTACTATTTAAGAGTGCGAAATACAAAATAGGAGAAATGTCAGGCGGTGCAGCACAACAAACCAATCGTAGGGAAATTTTAGGAGAAATTCTTGGCGACCAATATATTCTCAATTACACCAATGGAAAAAAAGGTAAAACCATCACAAATATTTCCAATAAAAAGCCAAGTGGTAATAAACACAATAAAGACAATAAACACCAAAAAAAATATAAGAAAAATAAGAAAACCAAAACACATGGAAAAAATGGTAAGAAAAAACGCCAAACTAGGAAGAAAATGAGACCAAAACAATCTGGTATTCCGAATAAAATAAAATTGAAAATCAAAAAAACGCGTAAGAAATCAAATCATCCCGATGAGACATCGTCTCGCAAAACACGTAAAAAATAATAAATAATAAGTAAAAAGTTATAACTACATCAAATATGCTTAAGGATGTTCGTTTATTAATTCTATTAGATTTTCCAAATGTAAATTATTGAATTTCATCTTTTTATTTTCGCCACTCAATAAATCAATCCCATATTTATTGGGTTTCCTGAAAATGGCGTGGACTATTCTTTCTTGTTTTGCTCTGTAAGGATGCGATGTAAAACAAGGATTCGGCACATTGTCACGTGTCACTAAAATTTTCCCAATTAATTCATAGACACCAATTTCATTAAAAGGTGTCCATAATTCTTCTTTTTTCTTTAGAAGAGGATAAGCCCGCCACTCGGCTTCGGGGGGAGATGCTTCGGTAAGAAATCGTTTAATATCCATGACTCTTTTCTCAACTTTGATTGAAAATCAAAGTTGTAAAACCGTCGGTTAGCGGAGCAAACCTAACCTTCGGTTCGGGGCAAAAAGATTTAAATTGTTTTGTATGAACTTTCTATCTTTTGGAAAAAGATAGGGCAAAAGATTTAAATTTCGATTCGTCGACTCTGCCGACTATTACGTCTAATTTTCACACATATTTATATAATTTGAGAAATTATCGATTGTAAGCATTTTTGATTTTTTTTTTGAAATTCCTTCCATAATCCCACTACACCAATTTCCCATTGGTTCTAATTTTAATAAGTTAAAACATTCCTGTTTATATTTTTGAAATTTATGACCACCTTCGTACTCGTAATCAAAAGTTTCAGCTTCTGTATTAAATTTAATTGGTAAATTATTTTGTTCCATAAATAATCTTACGACCAAAATATCTCTATTAGTTCGACTTTGAATTATTTTTTTTTCTTTTACTTTTCCCAAATATTTATATTTATCGTTTCTTTTTTTTCTATACCATATATGGATATCTCTTTTTGGGTCTTGCATTGTTTTTTTATTACATGTCTGATCATTTAAAACTAAATTATCAGTAATACTATTTCTTTTTTGACCTGACCAATTAACAAATGTCTCGCCTGTCCAAAATTCTGTTAAAATAGAATCTTCATAATTATATTCCATTTCTTCAGAAAATTTTATTGTATCACGTGTTAGGAATAAAACGGTATGTTTCATAATATGTTAAGATGTTACGACTTCAAAGGTTTAAAATTTTTGTATGAACTTTTTGTAAAAGTTCAGTTTTGAATGAACTTTCTATCTTTTGGAAAAAGATAGGGCAAAAGATTTAAATTTCGATTCGTCGACTCTGCCACTGCCAACTAGTTGGCTCTTCCCGTTATGAATCTAAATGTCATGATTTAGATTTTTAACGGGGGGGTCTTGAAAAACTTACCACTATATATTTCTTTGATGAAATCATAATTTCGTATAAAAAACAGTATGAAGCCCATCATGAATAAGAATAGCGCTATGGAAAATATAATCGAAAAACAAAAATAAGGGTATATTTCTTTTACTATCATGTAGACCAGCGGTTTCATTAAATTTTTAAACTCTTGTTTAACATCGTCTCTTTTAAGAGCATTGATACATGATTGAAAAAATTGTTCTTTGAGGTCATAATTCGACGAGTTATTGCCATTGCTACAATGATTATCTTTATTTTTTATTTCCTCTTCGATATTCATTTTTTTTGCAATATTAATACCAGCATTTGTATCCGTCATTATATATCACGATTTCAAAATAAATATACATTTTAAACATATTTCCGTGATTTTCAGTTAAAATAATGAATTTATTAGATATAGTAAATTCATTATGGATATAGTCATTTATGATGTGCAAGACTTTCCTTTTGATAAAATCAAATTCAACGGACTCGACGGTTTAAGGGGGAATACTTACATTTCACCATTAACCATAGACGATAATAGTATATATGTGAAATTACCAAGGTGTGCCACCAAAAATGGAATACAAAAAACATCCAAAAAAATGTACACACAGTTATTATTCGATGATAAAAAAGATTTACATTTTGATACTATAACTTGGTTTGATAACTTAGAAAAAAAAATAAAAAAACTGATATTGGAAAAAAAAGAAGAATGGTTTCAAACGAATATTGACGCCGAAGATATAGAACAACACTGGGTTTCCAATTTTAGAACTTTAAGAAATAAAACAGCGTCCAATATGCTTCAATGTTTCATTCCTAATTCACCAATCGATTCGGGAGATAATCACGGTCCATCTTTATTGGTATTTGATGAGAATGAAAAACAATTATCTTTAGAAGAAGTTGATAATAAATGCGAGAATACCTGCCTCATTGAGATTTCACGCTTAAAATTCACACCACAAACATTCAAAATCGATGTATATTTAAGACAATTGATGATTCATTCATCCCAAAGAAACATAATCCAAAATCGATGCCTTTTAGGGAATTCTAAAAATTCTAAAAAAGTCAAAGAAGTAGGAGCAATGTCTATCGAAAAAACAAACTCTGAGTCCAAAGAACTAGATGTAGAGGTCGAACCAAAGGTAGAGGCTGGTCCAAAGGTAGAGGCTGGTCCAAAGGTAGAGGCTGGTCCAAAGGTAGAGGCTGGTCCAAAGGTAGAGGTTGGTCCAAAGGTAGAGGTTGGTCCAAAGGTAGAAGCCGAGAAAAAAAACGAAATGGTCATAGATTTAAAACAAGAGTCTGAAATTGATAAAATCGAACATTCGACATCGACTATACCAACAAATGAAGTGACCTTAGAAATACT